GGGCTCGATGATGTCGCCGGTCTCGCGGCGGTCGCGTGCAGTTGCAGCAGTGAGAGCCATGGTTGTACTCCCTTCCTACTCGGCCGACTTGGCGGCGAGATTGGCCTTGATGTCTTCGACGGACACGCCCAGTTGCTTGGCAACCTTCTGCATCTCCGGCGTGACAGTGGGATCGGAACTTGCGGCGGGCTTCGGGGAAGCCGGCTCGGTCTTGGCGCTGGGCTCGGCCTTGTTGCCGAACTCGGTCAGCTGCTCGATCGTGATCGTCTTCGCCCAGTCGTGCAGCGCCGGGGGCAACTTGCCCGCTTCGCTCAACTCGGCGATCATCGTCTCGCGCTTGCGGTCTGCGTCGGCCGCGGTCAGCGCGTCGCGCTCGGAGGTGAGCGTCACGATCACACCAGCCAACTCGGTGGCCTTGTCGAATCGCGCCTTGATGGCGGGCACGGCCTCTGCCAGCTTGGTGCAGTCCAGTGCAGCCAGGACGTCCTTCGTCCAGGTCTCGTGCTCGGCGAGCATGATGACGGCCTCGGCTTCGTCCTTCGCGCCGAGGCGAGCGAATAGCTTCTCACTCATGGTATTGGCCTCTTCGGCGCCCTGGACGGGCGCACTAGGGTTGTCTGTCTCGGACGCCACCAGCGGCTTCAGGCCCTTGGTCGCGTGTAGATTGGTGAGCGCCACATTGACTAGCTTCGTCACGCGGCGCGTGTCGGGGTGGTACTTCACCGCCGGACTGTGGTAGCGGTACTCGCGGGCGCGCAGTGCCTTGTCGGCACGCGGCGTCCACTGCACCTCGGTGGCCCACAGTTCGCTGTCCACGACTGCCGGCTTGAACCACCCGGCAGCAACGCCACTGTCGGGCGTCTTGATCATCGACAGCATGCCGTGGCCGTAGTCGATCGGCAGGTCCGCTTTGCCGTGCTCGGCCATGGCAGCCATCACGTCGGTGGCCGCCTGCTCGTCGAAGAGCAGGTCCCCCCTCGTGGTCCTGGTCGTGCCTTGGCCGAACAGTCGGAACGAAGTCGGCGGCTCACCCTGCGCCACGTCGAGCGCGAGGGTCAGCGTGTCCTCGTCGAATTGGTCGGCGCTGAGAATCTCACCAGCGGGCGCAGACTCGGCCGGCTTGGCCTCGGTCTCTTGTGCCATGCAAACGTCTCCAGGCCCGCGCGTGTCGCAGGCTGCTAGTAGTGACGGGCTGCGGCGCTGCCGCTTGACCGGGAGGAGGAGGGGAACCGGTCGGCGCTGGCCCGTCGGGCAGCGCGCGGGGAGTCTAGAGGTAGTAGCGCGGGTCGGGCCCGGTCACGCTGGTTCCTTGACCTGCAGTTCAGCAGGGTACCCCGTCAGGAACTCCGTATTGGCCTGGTCGTCTGTCGTGCCAAAGCTGACATGGTGGGCGCTGGCTGCCGTTGAACTCGTGGGGGAGATGGGCGACCAGTAGCAGCGCTCGAACCACAGTGCTCGCACTGTGAAGCCGTCCGAGTCCACGCCCACCTCCGCCCTGTCATCGGCCGGCACATAGTCCGCGTTGTTCTTCTCAAACCACGACGACACCACACGGACATTCTGGAATCGGCCGCCAGCAGAGCTGGACAATGCAAGCGCGTGCCCCTTGTTGTGGCTGAAGTCACACGCATCGATTACCCAGTTGCGAGCAGCGGTGATGGTCATCCCGACACCGTTGCTCATGATACGGCAGTTGCGCACCTGAACGTGATTGTGCGCGCCATCGTCCCGCGTGAGCAGCCCGTGCTCGGCGTTGGATTGGATCAGTCCGTTGGTGAAGCTACACACCTGCCCCGTGTACAGGTACATCCCCGTGTCGAATGTCCGGATTTCGAAGTCGCGCACGTCATACTGCGCGCCACAGACGGCCAAGCCGACACCAGCGCTTTCCCCGCCGTCGCCCTTGAGGCGTATGCCCTGAATCAGGCCCCGGGCTCCGCTCTGCAGCTCCAGCGCATACCCCGTGCCGGAGTACTCCAGCACGGCGTCACCAGTGCCGATGATGTCCACGTCGAGGGACGATGCAGGTACCACGAGGCCAGTGGTGCCCAGGTCGTAGGTGCCAGCCGCGAACGTCAGCGATTGCCCATCGTCCAGCGCGGCCTGCGCGGCGCCGAGTGAGAAGGTCTGTGCGGTGAATGCTGTCATTAGTTCTCGTGCCTTCCCGCCGCATATGCTTACAGCGTTGCCACACTGTCGATCGCATCCTGGATGGCGGCGACGCTGTCCACGTTGCCAGTCGGGTCAGCGCTGTAGTCAGTGACGATGTTGGTCACAGGCAGAGTCTCCTCGTGGGCCCCGGGGTCTAGAGCCCGTATCGCTGGGCGAAGTACGTGTTCAGCGCGGAGATGTTCCGCAGGCTTTGCTGGTCGCTACAGATGACCACCTCGGCAATGCGGCAGTCACCGAACGCGCCCAGGTTCCCAGCCGCCCCAAGCGTGAGCGCCGTGGCCACACCCGGTCCAGCGTTGCCGGTCACCGGCGTTCCAGAGTCCGTGATGATGCGGCTCTGGAATCCACGGAAGCGTGCTTCGTAGTAGTGCCAGTGGTCGGTGGTGCCAGGTGATTCCATGACCGCGCCCGCTCGCATGACAAGCGCTGGCGTCGCGCTTGTGTACAGTGCGCGGATGTTGGCGATCGTGCCGTCTAGCAGGTAGCTGCCAGCCACCCCGGTCTCGCTCGGCATCGCCACAACGAAAACGTGCGTGGTCTGCGTGTCAGTGAAGGCCACGTTTTGCAGCCTGTCGTTGACCGCATCGAAGTGCAGGTATGGCCGGGTGTTCGGTCCGTACGGAATGAGCACGGGGCGATTCGCGGGCACGGCCTCGGACACGTCGAAGGCGCCGCACTGGTCGGCCAGGAAGCTCAGGTGCGGGCCGGCGTAGCGATCGGGGCGCTCGAAGTGGGCGATGGGCACGCCGGGGACTGCGACGGTGGGCGTGATGCCGTTGCGGAGGTCGGTTAGGTACTGCGAGAGCTGCAGGGTATCGGCGTCGTTGAGGCGGGTGGCGTAGGCGATGACGGCATAGACATCGACATCGGAGTAGTTGCTGGCCGCACGCCCACCTATCGTGAACGCGCCAGTGGGGGCCACGTTGTTCGCCAGCGCCTGCTGCACTTGGTGCGCCCCATTCAGCGCAAAGTCAGCGAGGGCCGAGGCGCCAGTGTGGCGAAACACCCACGTTTCAGGCGCCGTGGTGGATGCCCCCCAGAACGCCTGGTTCACTCCGGCATGAAGTTGGATCCGATTGGTGAATGAGCCAATCCGCACACCGTCGGCCCCTGCGCCGTTCTCTATAGCTGCGAGGTTCCCGACAATGGCGCGGTAGCGCAGGGCCACCCCAACAGTGTAGCCGTTGTCGATTCCGGCCACGACCGGCCCGCCCAACGTCGTGCTCCCTGCAGCCGTGAACACCAGTCGTTTACCGGTCAGCGCCGGCTTCGTGCCAGCTACATCCTGCCCCACATGGTCCACGTTCCCCGACAGGTCCAGCCACCGCGCCACGTCGGCCGTGGTCGTTGGCTCCAAGTCCGCACGCAACCACAGCACATCGCCGCGGAGGTCGGGCGGCAGGAATGGCTTACCACCGTAGAAGGTGGGCGCCATGCCGGTGCCTGTGCCAATGCGGGGCATGGTGTCTAGTCGAAGAAGATGCGGACTCGGGCGACTGTGCAGGCCGCGGTGAAGGACTTGATGAAGCTCGGCAACTCCTCGCCGTTCTGCGTGCAGACGATCGTGCGCGTGTTGTTGGCGCCGGTGACGGCCACCACGGTGGCGGTGCCCACGCCGATGTCCGTGACTACCACATGGCGAGCCATGGTGCCGTGGAGCGCTTCGATGTCGTACCCGCCGACGAAGCCAGCGGCCACGATGTCGATGAAGTCGTTGGTCGGGTCGGTCCACATGCTCATGGTTGTCTACTCACCCGCGGCCTCGGCCTTTCGCGCCAGGCTTGCGCGCAGGGCTGGGTCCGCGTCTGAAACGTCGTGATTGGCCTTGGGGTCATCGGTCGGCTTGGGTGCGTCGCCAAAGCCCTTGTCGGCGTCGATGGTCGGTGCGGTGCTACTGAACCGCGTGCTGCCGTCGTCGTTGGTATCGCCGCTCTTGAGCTTGTCGGCGGCTTGCTCGTCGGTTAGGCAGCGGATGCCGGACCTGCAAGAATGGTGCAACTGCGGCGTGTGGCTTTCAAACCAGGGGTCATCGGCAGGAAGGATCGTCCCATCGCACTCGCGGCAGATGTCCGACTGCCGACTGTCGCCAATGCCATCGAACATCCACTTGGGCCGCAACTCCTTGATGAGCGGGTCACTCATCTGCTCGTGTCGGCCGCGGTTGTAGGCGGACTGCGTCGCGTTGCGATAGATGACTTGCAGCCGATTGGCCTCGGCTCCACCGCGCAGGGTCCAGGCGTTGTGCAGCTTGTCGCCGATGAGCTTCTGCCACTGGGCGAAGGTCTCACCCTGCTCGATGGCTCGGGCTAGCGAGTCGAACGTGTCCTGCACCACATGCAGGTCCGCCACGTTGGAGACCCAGAAGGCCGACGACGCAGCGCCCGACTCAAGCGCGGCGAGTTGCTCAGTCGTCAATACCAGCCGCGAGAGGAACCATTCGAGCGCCTCGTCAAACGCAGTGAGGTCGGAGGACACATCCCACGCCACGCTACACCCCCGCGCTCACGGCGTACTGGCCGGCAAGCAGGGTGAGGATGTTGGCACGTCGCACAAGCTCGGCCTCAGACCTGGAGTCGCGCTCGTTGTACAGGGCCCGCAGCTTGCTGTGCATGTCGGCTTCGTCGGTGGCGCCCTCGCATGCGGCGATGACCCTGCGAATGAACGGCTCAAGCGCGGCCGCGTGCTTCTCTACCCCGTCCTGTGACACCGCGCCGGTGTACTCGCTGCCGTCGGCGTAGGCCTTGGCGTCGCGCGTGTCGTCGGCTGCGTCGGCGAGGGCGAGTTGCTGTGCGTCGCGCTGGTCGACGGGTTCAGCGGGCACGTCGCCACCGGGTACAGACTTCTCACCAACGCGCGAGCGCACCTCGTTCTTCGAAACGATGCCGTAGTCCAGGTGGTACTTGTAGATCTTACCCGGGACGTTCTCGCGGTCCTCGACGGGCACGAACGGGATCCCAAACTGCTCGAACAGCGCCTCGGTGTCGATGGCCTGCCCAAGCCGCTCGGCGTTGTCAATCGCCGGGATGAGCGCCGCGAGCACCTGCGCCCGCTTGGCCTGGTCCTCGGGCGGCGCGGCATCCCACTTGGGCCATGGGGCAAGGTCGGCACTGCCGGCGTTGACCTCGACGAATGGCCGCGTAACTTGGTGATGCAGCGCGGTGGAGAGCTTCTCTACGTCGCTTTGCAGCAGGTCGCCTAGGATGCGCTCATGGGCTGCCGTCGCCGCGTAGCTGCCGCCCTGGACCTCGGTGGTGAGGTTCTGCCCGAGGATGCGGACGGCGTAGGAGACATTGCAGGCCGTGATCAGTCGCTCGAATCCCTCCCAGTCGTTGGCCTTCGCTTCGAGCATGTCGAGGTCATAGCCGCCGCCGTCGTTGAACTGCGGAAGCGGGATGACGGTCTCGGTGGCGAGGTGCTTGATCTCCTCGATGAACTCCTCTTTGCCATCGGTCAGCGCCGCCTCGGGAATCTTCGCGAGGATGATGGGCATCCCGTGGCGCTCGCTGTGGCGTGCCCAATCCCGCCATGCGAAGGTGCGCACCATCCACGGCACGGCCAGCGACCGCACGAGGCCGCGCATGTAGCCGCGCTCGCCGTCGGTCAACAGCACCCACTTGCCGTCGCCGGGGGTGATCGGGATGATGCCCTCTTCCGTGCTCAGCTGGTAGAGGTCGGTGATCTCGTCGTACCACAGATACTGCGGATGGTGCACGCGGAGCCGCGGAGTCCACACCGAGGCGCCGGTTTCCCAGACCAACTCACCGACCGCGACGCCCAGCTTGTAGTACCACCGCAGGAGCGCGGCCAACTCCGCCTCGGGGCAGATGTCGAGCCACGCTTCGCCGAGTTGCTCAGCCAACTGCACCGCCGGCTTGCTCTGCTCGTCGGCCGACTGCATCTTGAACGGCAGGCCAAGCACACCGGCGATCCGAGTGTCGAGCGTGGCGCTCAGTCGGTCGTCGCGATCCATCGCATCGGCCAGCAGGGCCGAGCGGTTGAACTGCCCGATCTCATGGTCCGCTAGCGCCGCACGCACGCCGTTCACAGTCCAGCTAGCAGAGATACCCGGTGACCACGGCGTAAATGCCATGGTGAGGGCCGAACCTCGGCGCGGGGTGTGGACTAGGGATGACATGCGCTAGGCTACGTCGTCGGGTGGGTCAGTGGTGTCGGCGCAGATGGCGTGGTACTCATCGACTGCGCTCTTGATTGCCGCGTGGTTGATGGTATCAGCGGGCGCCTCGATGTGAATGAGCGGGTTCTCAATCCTCTCCAGCGCCCGGCCAATCATGCCAAGGTGGCACAGCAGTCCACGCAACAGCGCCCTGTCATCGTCGCACAGTCGAACGGTTTGCTCGGTCATGCTCAGCCCCCAATCCCAGCACGGTTCCCGCTCAGCTCATCCTTCGTCGCCGGCTTGGCCTTGCTCCGCTCGCGTGCCTTGCGCTTGTCGACGCTCACCAACTCCACGCCGCGCTCGTCGGGCTGCTCGACTCCGCTCGTCTGCTCGTTGAGCATGCGCATGGCCACCACGTTGCACTGGTCGAATTGCTGCTTGTTCAGCAGCACGCCGCTCACCGGCTTGCGCGTGGCCGCGTCGTTCCAGTCTGGGTCAGGCACGACCACTGGCTTGCCCTTGGCACCCTTCGGCGGCGGGTCGACCTCGGGCAGCTCGCCACGAAGGGCGCACTCCTCGGCGATCTCCTGGAGCTTGCACGGCACACACAGCTGCGTCGCGTAGGCCCGCGGCCCGCTGCCGTGGATCGTCTTGAACAGCACGATGCTGCCGCGCACTCGCGTGGTGCAGCGCCGGTTGTCACATCGAGCGTAGTTGCCCACGGCTCGGACCCATCGGCCCTGGGGCTCGGCCTGCTCGGCTGGCTCGGTCGGGGCCGTCAAGTCCACCGCTGTGCGGATTTCCTCTTGCGCTGTGCTCATGGTGTCTCTCCCGCTGTAGTAGTGGCCCGCCGATGCGCAGCGTTTCCAGATGCGCGTGGCGGGGGTAGAGAGTGCCCCCCAATGATTACCGACCGTGCTGCGTGCATGGTGCGCACCGCAGCGTGTGGCTCGTCGTGGCTGGCCGTGTCACAGCCCTTTGGACTCAACGGGCCACCGGCCGTGGGGGACAGAAGTAGTAGGCCCCGATGGCTGCGCCGAAGCGCACCCTCCGCCGTCGGGCCGACGTGGCGCAGCCTGCCCAGGAGCACTGCGCCGAAACACGCAAGCAGCGGTGCCAGTCGCTGCCGCGGAACCTATGCCCCGTGAGGCATGGGCAAGGGCGGCCGAGACGCATCGCGCCGGTCACGCCCACCACCCAGCGGCAGACGTGGAGTCAAAACCCACGCGAAGGTCTCTCGGCCTGGTTGGAAGTCTATCGAATCGGCGCCGTCTCCAGGCGGTCTAGCAGCGCTTCGGTGCGGGCTAGGTCGGGACGGTGTCGCGCGCTCGCCCTGACCCACGACCCCCACTCCCAGAGCAGCCGCAGCCGCCACCACTCGCAGCGCCGCACGCCGTGGCATGGGCACAGCGGGCCGGGGCCTTGGCCGAATGGTCCGAGGTGGCCGCCCATCACCCCACCGGTCCCGGCGCAGTCGACTCAAGGTAGGACACGACCGCCGGCCAGTCCACGGTGGATGCGCTCACACGTGGGCTCACCAGTCCGCCCTCGCCGATCTCGATGTATCCCTCATCGAGCATCTCCGTGACTGCGGAGGCAATGGCCCACGTCCACTGTTCGCCGCTCACCCACTGCCCAATCGTCTTGGCGACCCTTCGGTATAGCGACCACAGTCCCAGTGAGCCGCCGTCATCGGCGTACAACTCATGTACCACCGTGGCCATGGCGACCCGGACCAGCCTGTCGTTAACCATCACACCTGCCCCCCGTCATTCCACCAGGCGTCCCACACGATGAGCATGAGCACGGCGGTTAGGAGGATGCCGAGGGCGGGGGTCATGGCTGAGACCTGCCCTCAAGCGCAGCCATGAAGGCCTCGTGGAGGCCGGGGAACGGCTGGGGCCTGCCGCTGAGCGCATCGCGCAACGATGGGATGCGGCCAAGGCTGGGCGAGAAAACCCGCAGCGCCCACATGGCGAGCAGGCGGAGGCGGCGGGTCATGGCTGCCAATCGCGCAGCGTGCTCAGGAAGACGTGCGGCGGGTGCTCGTCGCTGAGGCGGCCCTGCATCATAAGGAAACGATACATGTCCACCGCCACCATGGCGGCCACCAGCGGTGGGGCAGCCCCAAGGGCGGCCCTCACCCCGCCCAGGCGTCCGCGCATGTAGTCGTCAATGAGGTCTTCTGCCACGAGCTGCTCAGCGTGCCTGGGAGCACTCATCCCCCCACCTCCACAATCACCGCCCCGCATGATGCGCAGATGTAGCAGTCCTCGGCCGTGCGCACCGGGAACCAATCGCACATGGGGCAGCGACAGGACCAGGCCAGCGTCTGCCGGGGAACCTTGGCGCAGCGCAACTGCGGGCCCAGCTTGCTACCCATAGTTGACTCCTCGCCTCATCGCACAAGCCACACACCGCGGCTTGCCATCGTCGCACCAGATGAGCGCGCCCAGTGGGGCGTACTCGCCGCACGTGCCACACTCGCACAGCGTCACGTACTCGGCGCCCACGGGCTCGTCGCAGGTGAACACCCGCCGTCGGTCAACGACCCGCTGGCCATGGTGCGCGTCGAGGTGTCGTCCGTCGGGCATGGTCAACCCACCAACTCGCCAGTTGCAGCGGCGGCAGCGAATGCCGCGGCGGCCACATTCAACCCAGGCTCAGCCGACTGCTTTCGTTCCGTGCCGAACTGCTCGCCCAGCTTCTCCTCCAACACATCGGCGGCCTCCTTGGCCATGCCCTCGGCGTCCACCGGAGTCGGGTCCACCTTCACCGCGCACTTGTCAGCCGGCGGCTCGGTGCCGCTGGTGATGAAGTCGAGGGCGGCGATGGGGAAGGCGCTGTCCTCGATGGCCCCATCGTCGAGGTGCCACATGCACCCAGCAGCCGGCGGGCCCGTGTAGCCGGCGCCCACGTCCGCCTCAGTCGTCACCACCGTCATCAGCGGCCCGCCCGCCTTCAACCGCACCACATCGCCCACCTCGGCGCGCCTGGGTGCCAACACGTATCCGATGACTTTCTCTTCCTGCATGTCCCGTCCTCCTACTTCAACCGACTCCCCAGCCTATCACATCCGGCGCGGACTTGCACCCCTCCACTGCCGGAAGATGTCCTTTGCCGCATCCACGTTGCGCCGAATCAGCAGACTGTGCACGCTCGCCAGGGCGTCGACCTGGTCGTCGTTCACGTCGCCAACACCGGTGAAGCTACCCACCTCATCGAGCAGCGCGGGCAGCCACGGCGCGTCCTCGGGCACCAGCACCTTGCCAGCGTTCCAGGCCGCTGCCACCGCTTGGCTCCTCACGAACTTGTCGCCGGTCGCCTGCACTGTCTGAAGCGCCGGGAGCCGCTGCTGGATGAACTGAGCCGCGCCCTTCTCAGTGCCGCTCGCGTGCCACCGCATGGGGCCAGGCTGGGCCGCGTGCTGGGCTCGGAGGGTCAGGAGGAACGACGGGGCATCGACCTGCTTGCGCTGCACGTCGGTGATGTAGAGCGTGTCGCCCACCGCCAGGCATCGGATACAGACCGAGTAGTCGGCGTGGGTCTTGGCGGTGTAGGCAAGGTCGACACCGTAGCCCACGCGGTAGCCGCGGGTGGGTAGCGCCGAGTAGTAGTGGGGGGCGGCGAAGACCTCGGAGCCAATCGGCCTTGGCTGCCCCTGGTAGAGAGCGGCCCAGTATTGAGCGGTGATTTCCTCGCGCCGCTCCTCAAGCCACTCCAGTCCGCGCTCAGCCGGCCACAGCGCCTCGCCAATCGCCCGCCGCTTGTCGGTGCCGTCGTTGATGGCCGGCAGGTTGACGTATGGCCACCCCTCCTTGATGAGCTTGCCGGCCTGGTCGTCGAGGTGCCAGCGGGTCTGTACGAGCAGGAAGCACGTACCGGGGTGCTGTCGCGTGAATGCCTCAGTACGCAGCCTGGCGTCTATCTTCGCGCGCTGCGTGGGGCTGTGCGAGTCCTCGTAGCCCTCGTGCGGATCGTCGATGATGAACAGACGATTGGCCGGGTAGCCAGTCAGCGCACCGCCCAGCGACGTGAACAGGAAGGATGACCCGTTGTTGGTTCGCCAGTAGCGCAGCGTGCCAGTCGGTGCCAGCCCGACCAGGTCAGCCAAGACCTGCGTGGAGCGGCTCTCGCGGTTGGCCTTCTCCTGGGCGTAGGTGACGAAGACGTAGTCACCCGGCAGACGCAGCGCGCACCAGATGAGGCCGTGCTTGAGAAGCTCGGTCTTGCCATGCTGCGGTGGCGTCGACACGACCGCGTTGGCGGGGTTGCCGGCTGCAAAGTCCTCGATGCGCTCAGCCACCGGGGCAATCCAGACTGGGCTGGATAGGGCGGGGGACAGGGCCGGGATGAAGTCGAGCAGCCGTTCGGGCCAAACGATGCGGTCAGCCTGACGCTGGACCGCCCGGAACCTCGCCGCCTTCTTCTGGAGCCTCTCCGCGTACTCGGCTAGCTCGTACATCCTCGGTGACCTCGTGCCAGGCGGCCACCTCACCCATGGTTTTCAGTGCAGCGCTGATAGCTCGGATGGTCTTCGGGTCGGTGTGGTCCGCTTCCTTGGCAGCCTTCAACAGGAAGCCGATCGTGGCCTCGATGGCATCGGACAGGCCGCCTGCCCACTCATGATCGATTACCCGGGCGTGCGCGCGGAGGCATGCGGCGGCAAGGTCGGGGTCGTCCTCAACCCGCTGCCGCCAGTCCCGCAGGGTGCGCTCGGAGCACTCGTGCTTCTCCGATGCCGCCTTGTCCCCAACCACCGTGGCCGTTGCAAGCGCCAGTGCTGCCCGGTCATCATGGGTCGCAGTGCGCATCCCTACGCCCACTCAGTAGCAGTGCCAGGCTGGCTCTTGAGGTAGTGCCCATCGACGTAGGTGATCCCGAGGTTGGCCTGCGCCGTGCCGTGATCCTTGTTGGTGGCGTAGGTGTCGAGGATGTTGGTGCTTTCCCGGGCCAGGTTGAAGTGCCAGATGCTCGATGGCGTGCCACCCGCCGGAGTCGTGACGAACAGCGTCCTCGCGCGGTGGATGTACTGGTCCGCGGCGATGAGCGGGACAGTGACGGTCGACGTGGTCCAGTCTGCGATGACCGGCAGCTCAGCATTGATCGGACAGAGGAAGTGCGAGAACGTCCAGTACGTGTTGCCCACGCCGTTGGCCATCGGCAGCAAGTGCAGGTGCAGTCGGATCTCAGTGTCCAGCTCCCAGTCGTGGTCGATCTGGAGCTTCCCCTGGATCGTGATGTCCTGGTTATGTTTGCTGAACTCGACCAAGTGCGCGGTGTCGCGGTAGGCCTCGACGGTGAAGCCGGTGCGGCCAGTGATCTCGATTGCGCCCAGCGCGTCGCGCCACCGGTTGCCCCACGATGGGTGGGAGGTGTTGCTGCGAGGAGTCGCGTAGGGCATGGGGCTCAGCTATCGGGCTTGAGCCAGGCGCGCTCGTTGGGGTCGTCGCGGTCCCTGCTTGCCATGGCCTCGGCGTAGTGCGACCAGCCGCGAGACCACTCAGGGGTGGGGATGGCGGAATCGTGAAGCCACAGGACCATTGGCCCTTGACTTTCTGGATCCACGCTACTGCCCATCGTGACGCTCATACCTGGTTGCGTTTGACCCGTACCGTGGCGTGCCGTGGCGTGCACTCAGAGCGGTGGGGCGTCGTTCAGGAAGTCGGCCAGTTTCAGGGACCTGGAAAGTAATTCGAGTTTCTCTGCGATCTCCGACAGTGGAACCCACCTGCGGCGGCCGGTCTGCATCACGCGGATGCCGTTGCGGCGCAGCAAGCGCTCGACCTGGCCACGGCTGAGGCCGGTCATCTTGCACAGCTCCGCGATGGTGTAGAGCGGCTTGAGTCGCTTGCTGGGTGTGGTCATGCTACCCCGCAGTAGGCCTTCAGGGCCTTCCCGACGAGCGCCATGGCGTGCGGCCCCCGGGTCTTGATGTCACCCTTCAGGCGGCAGGCTGTGGCCACACGGTCCCATGCCTCGCGCTCCGGCCGTGACGACTGGTCATAGGCCATGCGCAGCACCTTGCGCTCCTGCGGCTTGATCGCCGCGAGCCGAGCCCGGATCGGCTGGGCCCGCTCGATGGCATCGGCCGTGGCCGTGTTGCTGCCGAGGGCGGAGGCGCAGTTGCCGCGCAGGCCGTTGAGGCAGTCGATCACCACCGCCGTTGACCCGGTGACGCCCACGATCGCAGGGTACTGAAGCCAGTACCACTGAAGCTCACCGACGGCCACAAGTTCGTTCATGGGCATAGACCAAAATCCAATCTGCGAATCCTGCTACAGTGAGACTGCCCCTGCCGTGCCCTACCAAGCCGCGCCTGGCCTCGCCATGCCGCTCCACGCCGTGCCCTGAATTGTGCCGCGGTGCAGTGTCACCCGCACCGCGTCTCCCTGCCTTGCCTTGCCGCGGCTTGCCACGCCCAGCCCCGACCTAGTCCCTGGGGGTACCAGAGCGTGCCCCGAGTAACCCCGCGTAGTCCGTTGTCGTCACCATCTGCCGAGCGGCCTCCTCGCGTGTGGCGATGACCATGTCGGCGTGCCCCAGTCTGTCACGGGCGCGCGATAGCGCGGCTTGCTTCTCCTCGGGCACCATCTGCGGCGGTGGTAGCCGCCCCTGCGCGCGGCTGAACTTGCGACGCGCTGTGCTCATGGTGCCGTTGGCGCGCTGCCACATGCCCCTCCAGCCCGTCACAGCATAGCGTCCGCCGCCGCCCAGTGAGCGGAAGGCAACGCCGGCCTGCCACAGCACCTCCTTCGCTGGCCAGAAGATGGCCCGGCTGAACTCGTGACCGTCGACCATGCCAACGGCCTCGGCCGCCTCGGTGCGCGTCAACTCGGATCGGTCCTTCATCCAGTCCACCAACTCGCGGACCTTCTCGGCCTGCTCTGGTGTGATCTTCATGGCTTCACCACGCTGAACTCGTCCACCGTGAACAGTCCGAAGCGCGGGCGATAGTCGCACATGCCCTTTCTTGCCCCGGCCTCGATGAGCGCCCGCTTCACCGACTGGACGTCGATCGCGTCGGTGTCGACCTGAACGCCGAACGTCAGCGACCAACTGTCGAACCTTGGCCGCGTGCGCATCACGCGCGACCGCTGCACACCGGCCCCGCGGCGGTCGACGAATGCGCGCCTCCCGCTGATCTCGTGGAGCCACAACTCCTCGCGTCCGCGCGGACCATCGTACTCCACCGGCGACATCGGCTCGATCACGGTGATGCCACAGATCGCGTCCTTCCCCTTCCTTGACGCCTTGGCTCCGTCCCTGATGGCCCCCTCGATGCTCTCGGCCGGAACCACCGGGCAGCCGGCGATGTCGTCGTAGTAGAGCCCGCCGTTCCACTCCAGTCGCGCCAACTCTTCCTCGTCGTCATCGGTCTTCTTGCTTGAGTGCTTGCTTGTGATGAGTCTGATTTTGCGCACCCATGGGTTGAGCTTGTCGGCAAGCGCACCGTTGTGCATGAGTAGCGGTCGCGTCCCTGTGATCTTGACTCTCAGTTGCTTCATGACTCTCCCTTGCCTTCCCGTGTTCGTGTTCACTTCCCCGGCACCTGCATCACCGAATGCCGCAACGCCAGCGCCGTGTTCTCCGGCAGCCAGTCCTCCAGCCGATCAGTATAGCACCGGGAGCCGTGACCATGCAAGCCACCTGGTGCGGGCGGAGGCCGATGGCCTTGGCGGCGCGCTTGTGCAGTCCGGCTAGCTGGTTGGGCTTGATGTCGTGCGGGACGAGGGTGCCGCCGATGATGTCGAACTCTACCACGTCGGTCATCTCCCCGGCTCCTTCCTGTTTTCCTTGCTGGCCACGATGTGCAGATCGTCGCGCCGCAGCGGGCACTCGTCCGACATCCGAAACCGGTCGTGGCCGCTGGGCGCGTGGGCCCCTGGGTGCAGGCACTCACCAAACCGCGCGGACTCTTGGCATGGCACGAACAGCGGGCACTCGCCGCATGTTGCCACGTGCATTGTTTCGGTGACACATTCGTAACTCATCTCCCCGTCCTCCTCGTTGCAATCCGACTCGTGTTGCCGCGGCGCTGCATGCGCTGATACTCACGGCCCAGATCAAACAGCGTCCGCACCGTGGACCCCGGCTCACCCAGTGCGCCTGCCAACTTGCGTAGCGGCCCGGGCAACACGGCGAGGGCCCACGCCACCAAGTCGCGCTCTCGCCTGGTACGCGGCGGCGGCCATGGCTTGCTCATGAGTCACCCTCCAAGTATTCCAACTCACCCCGAAACGCTGCGACAATCTCATCCAGCGTCACCACTCCGCGGCGCACGGCGTCTTCCAAGTCATCGCCGGACAGTGCCTCGTCTTCCTTGCGATCGTAGAATGCGAAGGACGAGGCCAGGTCCGTCGCTGTGTCGAGGATCGACTTGCGCAACTTCTCGTCGGTTGGCGGGTCGGGCTCGTCGTCCGGTGGCGCAACGTCGGTCATCACGAAGCACGGCTGCCACCCCTGCTCACACGCAACCCCCAGTGCGCGCTCTGCCTGCTGCGTGGTCCACCCGGTCAACTCGGCCAAGTGCTCCGCCGACTCCACCCGCACCACCCCATCCGCCGTCGCCACCGTTGCCCTGATCATGATTCTCCTCCGGGGACCCAGATCCACTCGTCGCTGGTGAGCATACCAGACGCGTCCCCACTGATCTTCCACTCGTTCGGTTCGCCGCGTCGACCGATGGTTACCCGCCCCATGCCGTCAATGCCGCGCACGGTGTACGTGCTACCGATGCTGTGCAACCACGCCTGCCCCTGCTCCACGCGCGCCGGCTTGAGGGGGCGGTGCCATGACACTACCGGATGTTTCTCAAGGGTGGAGCGCTCGGGGTACGTCTCGTACGGGTACACCCGATCCATGTCTTCACGTTCGTCGTCGTACCTCACGAACATGCGGCCATTGCCCCGCGTGACAACGCCGCGCCGCCCATCCTCGGCGTCAATCGCCACAACCATCATCCCATCCACCGGGCCATCGGGGTAGGTGGACCAGGGGTCGGGTTGTTGCCGCGGCTCCTGCCCCGCCGTGTAGTCTCCGCCGCAGCCGTCGCATGGCGGAGGACCAGGGTTCCCGTCGCTGGCTTGGCACCTTCCGTCGACGTGGTGCTCGCACTGCATGCGCTTTGGCGCGCACTTGCCGTTGAAGTGGAATGCGTCGAAGTCGTCCACTGGGTGCTCGCCGGGAATCTGCAGCGACAGTGCGCCGGGCTCACGCCCCGGCACAGGCGGCGACTTCGGTGGCCCCGGCCTGCGGCCAACGGCTGGCATTCTCCCCTCGTGCGGCTCGTGTTGGTCGACGCAGACCGGCGCCCGGCGCTCCGGCATGGCCGGGCGCTTCTGGATCAACTCGCTCCACGGTTTGCCCACCCGCTTGCAGTTCTGATTCATGCACGTCCGGTCGATGCGCATCTCGTGGCCGCGGTCGTGGTCGGTGCGGCGGGTCGGGCGGTCGCAGACGGGGCAGGAATGGGTGGCGACCTGGAATGAGATGCCATCGAATCCGTCCCTGCGCGTGCCGTCGATGCGGTGATAGAGCCCGGCGCCGTTGTCCAGCCGCCACACCGCGTCCCTGCCCCGCAGGTACATCGTGGCCACGCCCAACTCCTCGGCCGTGGCCGCCAGCACCGTCACGCATCGACCACCACCGGGGGACCACTCGTGCCCCACGCGATTGCGGTCGATGTTGAGATGCGCCGCCAACTCGCGCCGCAGTTGCTCGCCCTGCTCATGTCCTCGTGCCATCGTCTTGTCCTCCTTCGCGGCAATTGGTACGGCGACAACCGTGTGCACGGAGCACGCTGGCGTGCGGTTGCGCAGCCAATCCTCAACAGCGCGCAGCATGTTGGCGTCGGCGCCGGCAATCGTCCACCGCCACTCCCACAGATCGCGCTTCCCAACCGACACAGCCGCATCGTCCAGTCCAAGCTCCTTGATGAGCCAGTGCCGCAGGTCGCCTAGTATTGTGCTCCACACCATCGCCATCGCCTCACCCCGTCCTGTCGTCGTACTTGGCCTGGAGTCGAATGTACTCGGCTCGGTCACGGGCCTCCGTCTTGCGCCCCTCCGCGTGATCGCTCTCTGCCTCGGCCTGCGCCCTGGCCGTGTAGTGCACGGCATCGCAGTCAACCTTCACCGAATCGATAATGGCCAGCACATGCAACTCCGTTGGCGGCACCCCGCTGTCACCCAGCCCAGCCACCAGGATCGCCTCGTCCACGGCCTCGGCCATGCTGCTCGCCTCCAACTCGTCGAAGTGCATCTCGCCGGAGTCCCAACTGCAATGCTCCGAAACCGCCACGTATCGCACGTCGCCCATCACAACCACCCCATCTCCCGCAACACCGGCTTGATGTGCTTGCCCCACTTCACGTGCTTGCGGTAGGCGGCGCAGGACTTGGGGCCGCCGGTTTCGTCCCACTCGCAGGTGCGGCAGTGGTCGTCCGCGTCGCGTGACGCGACGATGCCGCGACCATCTGCTTCGACCATCGCGTCCGTGCGCGGGCCGCTTGGCACCTCGCTGCTGACCGGGATGTGGTACAGCCAGTCCAGCCGCTTGCACTCGCGCCACGCCTTGGCCCAGTCGCGGCCGTACGGCCTGGACCACACGATCGCCTCCTCGCATGCGCCAATCCCGTGCAGTGCAGCGGCCACGGTGAATGGTCTATTGGTCTTTCGTCGCTTCGCCATCTCGCTCATCCTCCTCGTTGTCCACTCCGACCTCGCCAAGCTCGCTACAGTAGCGGCATGGTCTGTACTCCCCGCTCTTGTCATCCTTCACGCACCCTCGGCCGTTGCACGCTGGACACACGGCGCGCTCTGGTGCCTCGCGTAGTGGTGCCTGTGCTCGTAGGGTGCGGAGGGTCATGGCCACACCAGTATCGCAACCAGCGCCGCGGCGTAGGCGCACCAGATGACGATGAGCGCGCCGAGGTGGGCCGAGTTAAGCCGGCCCCTGGCCCGTATGCCAGCCTCCAGCCTTTCGATCGCCGCCTCAATCTGCTCGTCCCTGGTGGTCACGCCGTCTCCTGGCTTCGTTGCACCGCAGCCAACGCATCCGACCCGCTGCGCACCACTTCAACGTGGGCACCCGCGGCAGACCAGCGTAGGTGCCACTCGGCTTGGTCGGCGCTCACCTTGCCATCGTCGGTCTTGACCTCAAGGCAGACCATGCGACCGTTGACGCAGCCGATTAGGTCGGGGCTGCCCTTGCCGAGACCGAATGAAACGCGACCGCGGCGGCCCGTGTTGTTGCGGGCGAACTGGGCGAAGGTCTCATCGTAGACACGGCGGAGGGTGTCGAGGATGGCGGATTGGAGTTCGGTTTCACCCATGGTCGGTCTCCCTCCGCACATACCGTGCACTCCTGCGACCACCGGGTCGACGCACCCGGCAGCCAATGAACAATTGCAGCAACGCGATCCGCAGCGCGCCCGCTGTTACCGGTGTGCCATCGGCGGCTAGCCGCTCGCGAATCTCTGCCGATGTCATGCCGTCGCCGTCGGTGGGTCCCTGTGGTGCTGATACTCGTCGCGGGCCAGGTCCTGGAATCGTGTCGCGGCGCTGTACCATCGCAACATGACCTTGCCCGGTGGGCCGTTGCGTTGCTTGGCGATGATGATCTCCGCGAGGCCGCGGTCGGTGGTGTCGGGATTGTAGTACTCATCGCGATAGATGAAAAGCACGACGTCTGCGTCTTGCTCAAGACTTCCAGACTCTCTGAGATCTGACAACATCGGCCGCTTGTCCTTCATGTTCCGCGTCTCGCATGCGCGGTTGAGTTGCGACAGCACGACGAGCGGCAAGCCGAGTTCTTTGGCCAGGTTCTTCAGGTCCCTGGATTGCTCAGACACCTCATTCTCGCGGCTGCGCCCGGCGACGCGACGCGCACCCATCAGTTGCAAGTAGTCTATCAGCACGGCTGACAACTCGGTCCTCTGCGGCCACCTGGACATCCTGGCGCGCAGTCGACGAACGTGGGCCCTCAGTTCTAGCGAGGTCAGCCCGGACTTGTCGTCCACCCAGATTGGCAAGTCGGACAACTCAGCCGATGCCGCGGTTAGGTTACTCCAATCAACATCCGTCATCTCACCACGGCGCAAACGGCCGACGTCAACGCCTCCCTCCGAGCATGCCATTCGAATGCCAACCTGCTCCCCTGGCATCTCAAGCGAGAACACGCCGACACCAGCGCGCACGGTCTCGCTGCCGCTGCGCACGGTGCGACGGGCGAGACTCACGGCGATGTTGAGGGCGAGGGCCGTCTTGCCCATGGATGGCCTCGCAGCCACGATCACAAGGTCCCCCGGCCCGAGTCCGCCTACCATCTTGTCCAGATCGCGGAAGCCGGTTGGAATGCCGGCCACCGTCTCGCCCCGCTCAGCAGCCTCGGCCAATCGCTGCGCCATGTCAGTGAGCACACCGCGGATGTGCCTGCCGTCGTCTTGCGTGTCGCTGTGGGCGATGGCGTGAATGTCCTGCTCGGCCTGGTCGATGAAGCGTGCGCGGTCGCCGACATCGCCGTACCCCTCCGCCGCGATGCGCTGGCAGGTCGCGATGAGCCGACGTACGCGCGCGGTGTCGATGATGACTTGGGCATGGTCGGCGACGTGGGCAACGGCGGGGGTGGAGTCGACGAGCTGGGCGAGGTAGGTTGGGCCGCCGGCCGCCTGGAGCTTGTCAGCGGCCCGCAAGTGCGCGGCCACGGTGACCACATCGACAGCGCTGCCGGCCGCTAGCAGGTCGACACAGGCGGCGTACACCGCGGCGTTGGCGGTGGAGTAGAAGTGCTCCGGCTTGAGCGAGTCGGCTACCTGGTCGAGCGCGTCGCTGCTGAGCATGGCGGCGCTGAGGACAGCGGCCTCGGCTCCTAAATCGTGCGGAACGACGCGGCCTGCGATGTCTGGGATCATGAGCCCTTCGGTTTCCTCGGCGGCAACTCGCCGCGCTGCATCTCGATGGTATCACGCATGCGCTTGGGTGGGGGGCGGTTGATGGGGGAGATTGCGCCGGAGTCGTCGCGCCAGTTGCGGACCATGCCCTCCAACCTGCTCGCGACCTTCGCAGCCTCGACCGGTTCGCCAGCTGCCTTGCCCGTGGCGACCTTGCCGGCGACGGCAGCGATGGCCGCCCGCATCTGCGCTGGACTCTTGCGGTGGTCGTGGGCCACAAGGGCGAGCGCTTGGGCCATGTCCTCGCTCGCCACGATGGCCAGGACGGCGTGTCGGCGAAGCTCCGACATGGCTGCGTCCGCCAGTTCCGACCCGAGAGATGCTCCGCTCTTGCTAGGCACGGCACAGTTAAGCACGGCACAGCTAGGCACGGAGTGACCATCTGTGACCGCGTGTGACCGCGTGTGACCATCTGTCACAGCGTCGCCCTTTTTCGGTTGCTGCTGACTGCCCACCTTGGCCGCGTCGCGCCTTCGTGACCGCGAGTCGCGCTGTCGTTGTTTGTCCGACTGACTGCACTCCTGCGCGTCGATGTGCGAGCAGAC